AGCATGTTTTTGTATTAATTCTTTAACATCATAATATGCTTCTCGTCCTTTGTCTGTTTCGTACCCAGCATCTTCAATTTCATTTTCACTTAATTCTTGACCTTTTCCTATATTAGAAGCTTTTTTAATCTTTTCTTGTTCAAGCTTCTTTTTAATATCAGTAAGTTTCTTAAGGTGAGGTACTACTGATTTATCTCCTTCTTTATATTTTTTAGCAAGTCTTTTCATAGTATGAACTGTAGTATCATAAAGGTCATCTACATTTCTACCTTCATCCATATCCATATCTTCTTCTTCTTCAGCAGTTCTTTCGATATCACTAATAAGAGTTTCTAATGTTTTATCATAACTATTAGAACTTGTACCAAAGCTAAATACATCGTATGCTTCTCCAGCCCTTAATTCGTTAGGGAAGTTATCTCTTACAATCTGTCTAGCTTCATCTCCTAATGTAGCTGCTTGATCTAATATATTCTGTAGATCATAAATTGCTTCTCTTTGTTCTGAAGACATTGCTTCATTAACTTTACTCTCTAAAGCTAATTGATCTATGGCAGGTTGCTTTTCTTCTGAATCTAGATAATGATATGCTGCTGAGATATACTCTCTAGCTAATATAAGTTTCTTTTGCCACCAGTTTGGAAAATCTACTTCTCCGTCATGTTGATCATACCTTTGTAATTTCTTAACTAACTTAGCTGCATACTCTGCAGTCTCCATAGCTGAAGCTCCTAACATATTAGGTTCGTCGTCTTGATGTCCTACATCAGTGTCTTCATCTTGTCTTGGATCGTCATGCCATCCTTGAGCATAATCTGCATCATTTTTAGCATCTTCTTCTGCATCTTCATTGACATCGGGAATATTAGTATCTAAAATTTGAACTCCGTCTCCTTCTAGATCATCCATTATTCCAGCATCGAAATCTTCTTTCTTAAAGTACATAATAACACCGTCTGGGTCATCATTAAGTTGGTACTTAACATCGTGAAGGTCGTTGAAAATAACTTGTGCTTTATTTTGAGAAGCTGCGTCTTTAGAAATCTTAATATAGTACATTCCTTCTGGAGCTTCGTTTACTTCAGACTCGTTCATAGACTTAAGATGTTTTGTAAGCTCATTAGCTAGTACATCAACATTAACGACAGCTTCTCCAGATGGTTTTACTCCTACGTCTGATATTTCTTTATCAAATGAAAAATCAACTAAATGTAGTGAATCATCTGTAATATAAAAAGAAAACTGATCACTAGAGTTATTTTTATACTCTACATATATTTCAAAAGAGTTCTCTTCAATACTTTTAGCTTTCATATGAGCTACTTCATCACCGAGGCTTTTAAGAGAAATAGCTACTGCCTTTCCTACAGATTTAGCAATAGATTTAGTCTCATCTATAGAAAACTTTACTCCTTTATTATCTTTTAATCTTTCTTTTATAGTTTTACCTTTAGCTGTATCAATAGATGTTATATTAGGGTCAGATTTTAGATCCATAGCGTTTTTAGTTGACATCTTCACTGCCTTAGTATCTCCTCCTTTAGTAGAAACGAACATTGTCTCTTCAGCTTCCTTTATTTGCTTAGTTAGTGACTCTTTCAAAATTTGTAGTTTTTCTTTTTTACTTTCGAAGTCTTTTGTATTACTTAAATTAACAGTTCCGTTTTTTATCTTTTCTAATGAAAGTTCACATTTAGATAGTCTATTTTTAAGTTCTTCGTAAGTCATTATTTAAATAGTTTATAAATATAATAATAAATAGAGGGTTTAATCAATAACTTTTAAGTAACTAAATAGGTAGGGTTTATTAAGATAATCATCTTCAAAATACTTTATACCTATTTTATTAAATCCAAACATCTCAGCTTTATATATAGCCTGGTCATATTCGTTTAAATGTTTCCATTCTTTCTTTCTACTTAATAGGTCTTTTGCTTTACTTTCCCAATCAGTAGAATCTATAAACTTCTCTAATTTACTTAAATTTAATAAAAATTCTTCAGAATTCCTAGCATCTAGTTCAAAATGAAATATTTCTACTGCTTGATCTTCATCTACCCAATCTACAGCAAAGTCTGCTCCATATTTAGGTTTCATATGAACCATTCTCCAAAGGTGTGGATGTTCTTTTGCTTTTTGTTTTATTTGTTCTAATGCTTCTCCTTTATAAGCTAGTCTATGAAGTATATGAGCATGATCAATGAGTAGGTTAGGGTGTGAGTCTATTTCTGAATACCAATGTTGTAGCTGTACTTTCAACGCATCGTCAGGTACTCTCCTTGTCTGTCTTTCCTCTACTAAGACTGGTATTTCGTTAGAGGCGTAAAACTCTTTTTCTATAGCATTTAATTCATAACCTTCTCTATCAAAGAAAGACTCATTCCATTTTACATCAGCAAGTGTAGGACTATCTAGGTATAAATTTTCAAGTACAGTATAATTGTTCTTTTTAAACATTATTTTTTACCTGATTTCATATTAGCACACCAGTGGTACATTTTACCTTTTTCCCCTCCGTACTTTTTAGCCTTAGCTCTTAATGAAGCAACAGAACCTTTACATGATGCTCCAGATTTTTTAACTCTGCCTGGTTTAGATTTACCTTTTACTTTACCGTCTTTGTAGTTTTCGTTTTTAGAAAATGCATCTGGATTTGCAGAAAACTCTCCTACCTTAAAATGTAATTCAGATTCTATACCTAATACTCTTAACTTAGCACCAAAGAATTCTTCTTTTTCACTATTTTTTTGTAATCTAGCATTATAGTAATCAACATACATATATGCTTGTTTTTTAGTTACCTTTTTAGTATTTTCATATTCACCTTCTTCATTTGTGTATATATAAAAAGTACCTGGGGTATCTTCAAAGATTGTTTTTATTTGATCGTTATCGAGATTACGTTTAGGGTCTATCACACTAAGTACTATTAAAGTATCTTTACTTAGTTTAGTTTCTTCTTGTAATACCTCTCTTAAGAGGTTAATCATCTCTTTTTTATTCATTTTAAAGGTCCTCCTCCTACCCAAGCATCACAAGTTCTAGCACCGGCACATTTGAACCAGAAGAATTCACAGAACCCTATATTAGATTGTTTTACAATTTTTTCTCCTTGATCTCCAATAGCCTTCGCTATCTTTTTTAAAGTAGCAGGTTTTTGGTTAAAAGCCGAACAGTTAGAACATCTTGAAGTTTTAGCATGCTCTACTGTAGTGTCCCACATCTCTGCTTTATCTTCCCAAAACTTCTTTGAACCTTTTTCATCGTCTGGATTAAGAGGTCCGTATCTATATTCTTTTACAGTAACATTTCGACCTAAAGTATTAAGATCTAGATCCTCTATAGAATCCATAGGTTTAACTTTCTTACCTTCTATCTCTTTTTCTTTTTTAAGAGCAGCAGGAGTATTATTATCTCCAAAATCAGAAAGCTTACCTTCTAATACTAACTCTTTTATTAGATCTGTTATTTTCATTTTACTTTATCAGGATTAAGAGCTACTAATTTATCTGCTTCTTTATCTCTACCGCTTCTTCTTAAGTAGTCTATATAGTTCTGATCTTCTTCTTTAGGTCCATCATCTTGCTTATTTTTACCAAAATTATTTGCAAGCCAGTTTAGTGTTTTTTCTTCAGACCAATTCCAGTTACTCATTATATAGTCAACTAACTCTTGACCTTTAATTGCTCTTTCATTACCTTCTCCTTCTTTTTTAATCTTCTTACCGGCTTTTACTGCATCTTTATGTGCATTAGAGTTTTTATGGGCAGGTTTTTCACCTCTAGCTCTTTTAGCTCTAATATTAGCCCATAGACCTGGTTTTTCTTCTTTAAGTTCTTTTAATGCTTTTTTTAAATTACGAATACCTTCTTTGGTTACTTTTTTATATCCTGATCCGTAAGGTGCTGCTTTTCCATCTTGAGGATTAGCTGTTTCCAGTTTAGTTGGGGTTGCCAACTTATCTAATGTCTGGAGAACCATTTCTAAAGCATCTCTACCAATAGCCATTTGATCTTGTTCAAAATGCATGTCTGGGTCATGACCTACTCCCATTGCTATTTTCTTATAATCTTCGTAAACTTCTTCTACTGCCTCCCTTATCGTCTCTATAGTAGCATCAGTTTCATCTAATAGCTCATCTATACCTTCTATAAACTCTTGGGCCATCCATGCTGCAAACTGCTCTTCATTCATTTTATAAATTGGATGATCTGACGGTCCAGGATTATAGCCCAGGTATCTTTCTAGATATCCACCTATAGTATCGTAGATGTACTCTTCCATATCATCTTTAGTAAATGATCTATCATCATTCTCTTGCTTTAATGCATTGCCTGCTTTCTCAGCTTGTAGTTCTTTTAATGCTTTTTTTAAGTTTTTCATATTATTATCCTTCAGAGTGCATCATTAACATTCTAATTACAATACCTGCTATAGTACCAAAAATGATCCAAAGAGCTCTAGTTACGCCTGCTTTCCAGTTTTTAAGTTCAACTAATTCATTTATATAAGTATTATATTCTTTTTCTCTAGATTCTTTTTCTAATCTAAATTCAGTATTTTTGTTGGTATTTACAATTACGCCATTATCTGGGTTGAGTAAAGTAAATTTAAGATCTGTCATATCTTCTTTTACTTTTTCAAAGTCCTTAGCCATCTGTTTTAGCTCACCATTAGGCATATGAGTCTTAACATGCTTGATTTCAGCTAATACTGATTCAAGTATTTGTTTCTGGGTCATCGATAGTATTTAATAATAAATATATAATTTATCCTAAACGTTCACGAACTATAGAAGAATACTCTAAAACTTTTTTAGTAATAGATTCACTATGTTTTTTTTTGTTATGTTTCCATTCTTCTATATCTCCTTGTTCAGTAACAAAAGTATCTACATCTTGAATTTTATCCTCTAACCAAAGTTCTAGATCCTTAAGGAATCCGTCCATATTATTCTGAAGCATTTGCTTTTCGTATTGCTCGTAAAGGCCTGCTTTTCGAAGGGAGGTTTCATAGTCAACAGTACAGTCAAAGCAAAACCCATGTATACGGTACATTTTTTTGTGTAAATGATGTCTCATGGGACCGACACATTTAGGACAGGTAAGAGGCATTCTATTAGCCTTTTTAGCTTTGTCTAATTTAGTGATATTTTGTTTTAAACCATTTTTAATAGTCCAGTTCTTTCCGTTTTCTTCCCAGACGTCTCCTTCTTTATGGTGTTCAATAGCCTTCTTGTACCCAGATTGTTGTTTAGTAGAAGAAGTATAGTCTTTATTGACTAAATTTCTTACTCGTTGAACATCTGATTGTTTAAATTCTTTTTTAAGTAAAGATTCACTCATAACCTAACTCTTTTAATTTATCAATTACATGGTCAACGTTTCCATCTTTACATCTAATTGCTATACCGCCTTTAGCTGCCCATTCGTTGATATTAGACTTCTTATCGTCTATTAGTATACTATTTTCATTTGCATATCTCTGCTTATCTTTAGAGTATGCCATTATTACTTTCGGCTTAGGATTAAGGTTATTCTTAGCCCATAGCTGTTTTCCTAATCTTGAAGCATTATCTCTAGATGGAGAAGTGAGTAAATCTGGTTTGTATGGCTGTATAAATTCCCAGAGTTTTTTTCCTTGTGGCATCCAAGGCATACCTATCCAAAATTTTATACCTACCTCCACATCTATTAAGTTCCAAAATGCTGCTAAACCTTTTGACTTTTCATATTCTTGTGGATGCATACCAGAATAATGTTCAAACCTTTCTTCAAAATTAGTAAGTACTCCATCCATATCACAGTATATCTTGTACTTAGGTACCTGCTTTTCTTCAGGAATAGGGTATGCTTCTAATAATTCTACTATACTTTTTTTCATTATGCTACTAATTTCCAATTATTTTCTTCTGCAAAAGCAGCTACTTCATAAGGATGATCTGAATAAGAGTATCCCATATTATAATATCTAGTCATCCATGAAGGAGACTGTAGGTAGTGTTGGTACTCATGTACTATAGTCTGAGCTAAATGTTCTGCATCTTCTATATTCTTATAGTATATTACTATTGTATTGTAGTCAAAGATATATTCTGCTTCAGGATTATCATCTTCAGTATAGACTGAATGTACGTATGGTTGAAACTCTATATAAGGAGTACAGTCATGATGCTTGCTATGACCGTATACATCTACACAGTTATCCAAATATTTCTCAGCTAATCTTCTAGTAGTTCTTAAATGCATAACCTTTATTTTTATATAGCCAATATACGATAATTATCCTTCATCTCCAACTTTTTTTACAGAATCTTCCCAATTTCTAAAAGTAATATTTCCTTTTAAATAAGCTTCTTTTTCTAACTCTAATAAATTATCATCTTCATTAGTATCTGATGTATGTATATTTCCTAATCTACCTTCTAAGTTTTGCATATGATGAATCATTTCATGTACGAAAGATCTCACAATATCTTTAGGGTGTCTTCCTTCTGTATAAAGTACAATTTCTTTACCATTAGGATCATAGTATGCAGTTCTACCGAAAAAATTAGCAGCATTTGCTTCATCTTTTACAGTTTTAATTTCTGGTAGAGGAGTAATTTTCATTCCTTCATCTATCATATATTCTAATATAGATGCTATATGAGTAGTGTATACTGGTATGTTTGTTTTTTGTTCTTCCATATTACTGTCTTTGACTGAAACTGTAAAATGAGTTTGATTAAATTCTATATTACTGTAAAATGGCATTAATCTTTTAGTATATTCGTATAAGTATCCTAATTTCTGTCTATCAAAATTATTAGTTACTTTAGATGGGGATTCAGTAATAGTATCTTCTGAGCTAAACATTTCTTCAAAAAGATTTTCCATCTTTTGATTCATTATCTCAGATATAATATTGTCTTTAAGCATTTTAAGAATTATCAGAAGTTCTTCTCTTTTAAGTTCTTTAGGAAAAAAATCAGTTAATTCATCTAAATTACCACTAAGTGCAGCTTTACGAAGATCTGATGCTCTAACATTATTACCTTCAGCTGCTGGTATTACTAATCCTGTTACGTTAGTAGTATTTTTATATGTAGTTATTCTTCTTAAATCAACTAAATCATCTTCACTTCTAATCCCTGTGATTGCATAAAAAGAATCATTAGGACTTTCTTTAGCATAATCTTTGGCAGCAAACATAGGATTTTTTTGACCATCTGCTATCTCTATACCAGGTAAGTATTTAGAGTAAATTTTCCATATAGTTACAGCCTCAGCTTTAGTAATCCCGTTTCTTTCTCCTCCTCCAGGGAAAACTACAACCTTAGTAATTTTTTCAGCTTTACTTGATTCTCCAGAAAGAGAGGAGATACCTACATCCTTATAATTGTCTTTTGTATATACCTGACCACCATGAGTACCGTTAAGTAAACTTTTAACGACTTCAAAATGACCTCTATGAGGTGGTTTAAATGCTCCTGGGTATAGTGCTATCATAAGAACGCTTGTACTTTTTGATCTATTTCAGCAGGGGATGAATGTTGTAGTAATTGTTGAAACTCTGGGCTATATAACATATCTGCAATACTATCTAATACTGCATCATTTCTTTCGTCTGAGCTTACTTTACCCTCTCTATATTTCTTGACTGCATCTTTAAGTTTATCTTCTCCAGGACCTGTCCCTATCTTTTTATATGATTTTAAGAAGGCAGTCTTGAGAGCTTTATCTTCAGATCTTTGATCTTTATTCCAATCTACATTTACAACAGCCTTGTTAAACTCTTGTTCCTCTTCTTGAGACATAACTACTGGTTTAAAGAAAGAGCTCTTGCCATAACCTGTTTTTTCGTTGTAAGCTTTTAAATAATCTTTAATACCTGTTACTCCATTTTTAGCAGCAGTATTAAAAGCTTCTATTTCTTTTTTAAATTCTTCTCCTCTATCGTTTACAAATATAGAAAAGTTACCTTTAAGTTTCTTTCTAAAGTCTCCTATCTTTTGATAAGCATTTCTCCAAGTAGTGAATACAGATGAAGCAGGTATATTTCTACCTCTTTTGAAATTAGATATATAAGATATCATAGGATGAGTATAGACCATGACCATATATACGTCATAGCCGCCTTTAAGGAGTTTGTTTAAGTTCTCGTCAAACTTAGCTCCTGAAGCAGTAGTATCCCATACTAGGCTAATTTTGTCTTCTGCCGCTGCTAGTACGTCCTTTTCCACTTGTCGACTGGCTGCCCCGAGATTGTTGAAGTACGGGTGATCCTTGTCCTCGACGTATTTGTCTGGGTTGAACTGTTCTAGGCTGTCTAGGTTGAGTTGGTTGAGTAGGTACGACTTGCCTGATCCCGCTCCTCCTGCCATTATTACGGCTTTCGGTTTGTTCGTTGCTTCTAATATTAGGTCTGTTAATTTGATCATCTCTTAATCTAGGTTGTGGTGTTGGTCTTGGTCTTGTTCTAGGTCTTGTTCTAGGTCTTGTTCTAGGTTCATTAATTCTTGGTCTAACTCTCGGGTTAACCGTCGGTCTAATAGGTGTGCTATAATAAATAGGACGGTGATTGTTCCAATAAAAATAAGGTTGATTCCAGCCATAGTATCCGTTGTTCCAGTAGTAATTGTAGTTCCAGCTGTACCAGTTAGAATCAAAGTTCCATCTGTAAGAGTTGTTTGAAAAGGATTCTTTATTAAAATACCTACTGTTGTAAGGTACTTGTATAGTATCTCCTGATTTTGTAACTGCAAGAATATATTCAATATCATAACCTTTATTTTTAGTAGCTACAGAATAACTGCCGCAGCTATATAAAGATAAGAAAATAAATGCATATATTAAACTATTTTTCATACTTTTATTGTTGTTGGATAACTATTATAAATAGGTTCAGTATTAGGGTTCTCTAGTTCGTATAACCTGTATATTAATTTAAAGAGTTCAAAGTTTTTATCGATTTCATCAATCTGTAATAGCTTCCATCCTTTGCCTTGAATAATTTTCTTTTGTTTAGAAGGTCCTCGAGATTGAGCCTTTAACCAAAGTATAGCAGTCCTATCAATCTTAATACCCCGACTCTCCTCAAGTCCTTTTGCGTAAGAGGCTAATTGTAGGTCATAAGACTTATGTATGCTGTTAGACGTTTTTATATCTATTAGCCACACTTCTCCATTCATTTTACAGACTATATCTGCTGTACCGGCAAACTTATGTTCGTCAGACCATACAAATTGTTCAGAAGATATAAGTTCAGGTTTATAGGTCTTCCAGAAATCAGCAAACTTAAGTATCATTTCCCATACTAGCTGGGAATATTTAGCTCTACCGTAATCATCCATCCAGGATACTTCCCTTCCCTCCACTAATTCTTCTGCTGCTTCATGTACCTGAGTACCTTCTTTACCTGCTTTACGCATAATAAGATCGGCGTTATGCCCAACGTCCTTCATCCATGTTTCGAAGAACTTATTCTTGGGCATGTATTGGAGTATAGTAGTTACGGACGGATAATATACTCCTTCGCCTCTCTTATAGACTCTGCGGTCTAAAAAATTAATCTGTTTTAATTCCGGATTAAAGTCTAATCGTTTTTTCTCGTTTTGTTCGAGAATGTTCATACCTTGTTTTATCATAGGTCTAATTTGTGCATCATCAAACTTGATAAGTCAAGTTCTCTAGCAGTTTGAATATGTTCGGTAAAAGCTTTAAAGCCCATTTCGGATGGGTCTTTGTCTGGTAAGTCTATTAAGAAGACTCTTTTACCTTGGTTAAGAAATTTTTCTCCTACTTCTAATGCACGATCTTTAGCATCAGTATCAAGAGCAATATAGATATCCTTTACTTTACCTGTAATAATTTTTTTATAAAGTGAGGTGGATATACTTTTACCTAAAATAGGAATAGCATTTCGTTTTATGGCCATGGCATCAAATACACCTTCGCATAAAATAATTGGCTGATCCCAATTAATTAAATTTTCAAAAAAGATTATGTCTTTGGAAGCTTCTGGATTTTTGTACTTATAATAATTTCCGTCATAAGTTCGTGCAACAAAAAAGTTGAGTTGGTTGGATCCATTATAACTTGGGATAATAACTCTTCCTCCATAGTCTCCAGTTGTGCAGTACCCAATGCTATATTTAATAAAATCATTGTCGGTAAGTCCTCTATCATATAGGTATTTTTTAACTATGTTTGCAACAACCGAAGTACTGGAAGCAGAATAAAGTGGTTGAACTTCTTTAGGTAGCTCTACTATAGATAGTCCTTTATATTCTGTAAAAGTACCTTTAGGAAGGTATTTTAAAATAGAAGCTGCTATATCTTTAGGAGTCTTTAATTGTCTTAGTAGAGACCGTATTGACTGGCCTCGGGTTTGGCATACCCAACACTCCCAGAAGTTTTTACCTTCTTCATTGGTTGCCATATTAATCTCTAGCTTAGGTTTGCGATGATTACAAAAAGGGCAATGGAAAGCATAGTTGTCTCTAGCTCTCTTATGACTTTTACTCAAAATGTTTTCAATGGATCCTAAAAGGAAGGTGTAGTCCATATAATTCGTCCGTATCTATATGATAAGATAAGAATAAATTATTTACTAAACAACTATTTACCCTCTTTAAATAGTAAATCACTAATAGCAGCAGTTACTGTTTGCTCTAATAAAGATTTATTATCTACGTCTAAGTAGTCTTGAAGTTTAGTAGAAATAGCTTCAGCTAGTTTAATTATGTCGTTTTCTGACAGATCTAGCTGTTCTCTTACTACATATTTTTTATTTTCTAAAATAATTTTTGATAACTTCATAATTTCTAATCTAATCCGGATGTTCTACCAGCAGATCTTTCTCTATCTAAATAAGCTGCTTTACCAGCTGTATAACTTTTTTTGTCTGCTCTAAATTTATCATCTAATACTTGTACTCTTTCCCAAGGAGATTGTACTTCAGTATCAATTTTTAGATTTACGTTGCCGTATTTATTTTCTATACCTGCTTTCCAACTTTCTAAATCTTCACTATTTTGTATGCTTCTGTATGAATCGTCAGGGTTAGGTAAGTTAAAGCCAAACATAGGTTTTTCCCCAAACATAGATAAAAGGAGCTCGAAGGTAAGATTTTGTAAGTCTGTTACCTTAGTACTTTCTGCTAATATAATTCTACTTAGTTTCATTTTCCTTGTCCTTTATACTTCTTTTGATAGTTCTTAGAAGTTTTTAATTTTGATGTCTTAGATTTAGCATGTATGCCTGGTCTCTTTTTTTTAGACTCGCCTTTATAGTTTCCTAAATTTAATACTTTTGCCATATCTTTACAACTAAATCACCAGATCCTTTTATTAAACGGTGATATGTCTCTTTTGGTATAAATAGTTTATCTTTTTGTAATCTACGTGGAATATCGTTATCTAACTGAAATAGCCAATCGGTGTCGTGCATAGCTTCAACTATACGGTCTTCTTTGTCTCTATGCCACACAAATTCAAATGAGGGAGTATTGTGAGAGAACTCTCTTATTATATAATCGTCTTCCTTTTGTTCGGAATACGGTCTACCAGTAACCTGAGAAGTTTGATGATCCACCTAATGATTTCCAATAACGGCCTATATTGCAAGACCAATAACCTGCTTTTGTTTTATCTTTCTTTGTTGAACATTTATGACGAGCTGCAAATGATGCTCTTGCTCCTCTTTGTTTCAACTTAACTGAAAGGTTAGTATCTCCAAAAGATACTTTAACTATATTTCCTTTTTTATTTTTTACATAAACATAGAACTTTTTAGATCCTCCACGTTTAGGTTTGTTAAGTTGTACTTTTTTACCTCTATGTTCTGCTTCAGACATATAGTTTACAGATGCTTTTATAATATCAAAACCTGAGTAGTCGTAGGTTTCGTTTTGAAGCTTTACTGCTTTTCTAAATTTTTGCATATCAATAGTACCTCCTATACTTTCAACTAATTCTTTTATTAGATCAAAGTCTATCATTTCTTCTATAGATGCTGCCTCATCAATTAAATCTTCATTTTCGATCATTTCATCGATCATGCAGCCTATTTCGAACAAAGCATTCTTATCTGTAGATAGCATTGGAAGATCTAAAGGGACTTTAAGTCCGTTGTAGTCTCCATATTCTCCTATATCAGTAGTCTCTAAAAGTTCAATATCTTCTTCGCTAAGTTCGATATCCTCGTTGCTATGAGCTTCTCTTGCTTCTTTAAATAGTTGGATAAAGGCATCAGAGTTATAACGGTAGACATGCTCATGTAGAGAGAGATTGTTATCTATGTGGTACTGTAGGGATGGGTATCCTAATACGTCTTTAAGTTTTATCATTATTAAAGTCTTTTCTGTAAAATTTTCCTAGAATATTATCGTTTATATACTTATGACTATATGTCTCTAGGACGTCATTAATAAATAGGTGTTTACATTCGTAATAGGTTAAAAGCTTTTTATTAGGTACAAAATCTAATATTCTCTTTTCAAAATCAGCTTTTAAATCTGTTGAATCTTTTACAAGTTGTTTTATCCTAGGATGAGAACCATAGTACTCTTTCCAATCTGATTCAGTTATAACTTTCTGTTTAAGTGGGGTACGACCTCCTATACCTTTTGCTTTTCTTTCTTCTCTAAGAGCTTCTAGTGCTCTTTTGCCCAGCCTCTTATTTCTTTCGAATCGCAATACTTTCTTACCGAGGTATTTCAAGCCAGTAGGTTTATGTAAAACCTCATAAATAAAGCCGTAAGTTCCTTCTGGGAAGTCTGATATATCGTTGAAGATCCTGCCCTGGTATGTCCAGGTAGGTAAAGTCATTTCCATATAAGTTAGTTTCTGTCGCTAGAGCTTTGACTTTAGCTCATCTATTTGTAACTGCTGCTCTTTAATAGCATTTATTAATAACGCGACGATTTTATCATAACGCACTGCTTTGTAGCCATTGTCTCTATCGACTACTACTTCTGGCAGCACTTTTTCGATCTCTTGAGCAATAACACCAACATCATGGCCGCTATGCTCAGAATTATCATTCCAATCAAATCCATATCCTCCTATTTGATTTACTTTATCTAAAGCTCCTTCTATGGGAGTAATGTTATCTTTTAATCTTTCATCAGATGAGAAGAAAGCTGTTATGTCTCCTGTGGCAGTTATGGCACCGTTAATCAATGCAGCACTTCCAGTAATACCTGCAGATACTTCTAGGCTAGAGCCAGTAAATAATGTCGTAGCGGTGATAGTAGCAAATGTTGGAGAGTCTCCAGTTTGCATTGTATTTACATTTACATCTACACCGTTGAGTTTAAATTGACCTTGAGCAGTTCCAGCTGATGAACCTGATACTGTACCTGTTGGAAGGTGGCTTACTACTTGAGCTGAGCCTGATACTGTACCTGCTGGTGCGGTTGCTGAAGCGTCTTCTAAAGAGTCAAGTCTAGTACTTATAGAGCTACTTGGTGCAGTAAATGAACCTGATATGGTAGTACCTGTTAAACTGCGTATAAGATCTGCATTAACTCCTAATGAACCTGATATGGTAGTACCTGTTAAACTGCGTATAAGATCTGCATTAACTCCTAATGAACCTGATATGGTAGTACCTGTTAGAGACCTAATCAAACTAGCGTTAACTCCTAATGAACCGGATACTTTATTTGCATCAGCTTTATCTGTTGTTAGTGTACCTACACTAGCTAAGTTTGTTGCTATATTAGCTGCTAAGCTTGCGGAGGTTGATGTAAACGAACCTGATATTACAGTTCCTGTTAGAGACCTTATCAATGCAGCATTTACTCCTAATGAACCAGAGATTCCTGCTGAGGTTATACCTCCGAAAGAACCTGATATAGATGAAGCATTCAACGATCTAATAAAGGTTGCGTTTACTCCTAGTGAACCTGATATTTCATCGTCTATTTGATCTGATGAAGATATTAGAGTTTTTGCATTTAAGGTATTAATAGCTGTTTCATGTGAAGCACTTGCAGCTGTTAGGGTTGCAATTGACGTTTCATGTGAAGCACTTGCAGCATTTAGAGTAGCAATATCGGTTGCGAATGATGATGAATTAGCTAATTGTACCCAATTTCCACCATGTGCAAAGTAAGCTGATCCTGTAGCATGTACGTGAGCGAACATACCGTGGTAAGTTGTAGCGGATGGTAGGTCATCATATTCATTATAATGGAATCTAATTTTACTAGACATTCCAGTTGAATCGATTGCTCCTGTAATAGTTGATGAGCCGGATACTGTTAAATTACCTTCTAAAGTTTCAGAACCAGTGACCAGTAGGCTTCCTGTTATCTGGTGAGTGTCTTCGCTATCATCACCAAATATGGTCGAACCGGATTCAAATATAGTTGATGAAGAAATTATTTCTGTATTAAATTGCTGTGCTGTTATGTCTCCAGTTACTAAAAGAGAACCTGTTATAGAAGCTACTCCTGTACTTGTAGAACCGCTAAGTCCAAACCATTGAGGTCTAACATCAATTGCTTTTTCCGCTCCAGAACTTTCAGAAGTAAATAAAGATAGTTGTCCGGTAGTGATATCTACCGAAGCGGAGTTAATTAAAGACCTAAAGTTATTATCCATCTCTGTTTGAGATAGAGCTGTGCCTTTTAATATTCTAAGAGTTATCTGGGACATAATTATTTTTTATTTACATGTCTAATTTTACTACAAATGTCATTTCAGTGCTATCAGATTTAGGTATCGGTTGACTAAATTTTGATACAGCTAATAATTCATTTGCATCATTATATAAGCCTACTGTTGTAATATATGGATGAAAGGAACTACCTGTAACATTATCATGTAGTATACCTTCATTCCCATTTATAACTGATGGATGTTGAGAAAAGTTTAATTCACTATCTTTTACTTGACATCTAACATTATACGTATAAATAGGTTGAGTTGCTTTCCAGCTCATATCTAATTCAGTAGTAGCTAAATTAAGGAGGCTACTAGTTGTAATAGTAACTATACCGTGAGGGTATATAATATCTCCAACTTTGAAACTACCTGTATCAGATAATTGAGATGATGCTGAAACTATTAGGTTACCTTCTCCGTCATCAACGTACTCTATTCCATCTCCTATTCTTAATAATTCTTCATTAGATGGAAAAAGTATATAATCATCACTACTTTCTTCTATTCCGTCAGAGCCAGTTTCATAATAACCATCTAATAAGTAAGAGCCAGAGTACTGATCTTGTGCAGTAGCTCCTGAGATATGCATTACAAAAGTGTTTGGTTTTATTCCCATACCTATATGTTTTCTAGGTAATGAAAATATATTAGCATTATTAGGTAGTTGTCTAAAGCCAGTTTTATATGAACCTGTAGATAAGGAAGACATAATAAAATTATCAAAAGATCCTGATTGTGCTAGTTCTCCTGTGTCTGCTGAATGGGAAGTAAAGTTAGAATAGTATAAATGGAATAAGCTCCGAAAACCTAAATACCTATTAAATGAAGTTCCTGAGTTACCAATTGTGTTGTCGAAAGGTGATACAAAATAATCTCCAGACGAAGAAATAGTATAAAATGCATCTATATCAAACTCTTCAAACTGATCATCTCCAACTACGTTGTAAGATTTGTTCGCTTCATATGATGTAATGTATACATCTTGTTTGTTTAGCTTTTTGTAGGCTCCCATTCATTAAAAGTCAAGCTTTATACGGACCAATGCTTCTTTAGTAAAGTCTTTAAGTAAAGGTCTTGATAGTTTAGCGGTTGCAAGTAAATCGTTATTATCGTTATATAATCCAACTGAAGTAGCATAAGCTTGAGGGTTGTTAACCATTACGTCATGTCTAAGTTCTCCTGAGCCTGTTGTGTTAGAAGGGTTTGAAGAGTAATTAAACTCAGCGTTTCTAGCTCTTACAAATACAAAGTTAGATGAAATAGTCTCTTCTGAGTTTACTTTAAATGAACCTCCACTCTTAATAGCGTCAAAAATCTTTTCAGATCCACTACCTTCTGTATTCATAGAACGTATAGTTCCTAAACTTAGCCCACCGTCTGCAGGTGTTCCGTCTAATGCTCTACCGTTAAGTAGTATTACACCAACGTCCGGTAAGAAGAAGCCATAGGAGCCCGAAGCCTTAGAATGCCCTGTAGCATTTACTCCGGTATAAACGTTTCCTAAACTTCCTGATACAACTTCGAATACACGACCTGCATCGTTGAAGTTAGTAGTAGTAGCTACTTGACTGTTATCAGTTAAATTTAAATAAGTATCTTCTCCTGATCCAGATAACAATAAGTTAAAGGTTCCTGGTAGAAGTTTTTCTTTGTACCTAGCTCTATCTAAAGATATAACATAAAAGTGAGAACCAGTTTCAGAACCAAATACAAAGTTACTCTCTTCATCTCCTAATACTAAAGATCTGTACTGACCATATATTGTTTTAGAAGGAGAATTTCCTGATACTGCTAAGTTAAAATGTAACGAGCCGGATCCATCAATGTCTCCATATGCTACTGAAAATTGGACTGCAGCTGTAGTATCATCTGATGCGGTCTGGTATACATTATTATAATATGCTCCTGATGCTCCTGCTACTTGAGCGGAAGATGTAAAGAAGGAAGTTAGTTCTATTACTGAGTTACTCCATACTGGTGCTGTTATGGATTCTGCACTAATTACTATATCTTGAGGGTCAAATCTTTTAAACGACATCTTTTATTTATTAATTAGTTTTAGTAATATTAACTGGTAAAGTAAGACGTGCACCTGAGTCTCTTCCTATTACTGTTATAGTTGTTTGTAATTGAGTTCTAGTACCAAATAATGTGTTGATAGCAGTTGCAGTTAAATTAATAGAGGTACCTATTACCGTCTTAGATACATTAGTACCGACTGTGGTAGTACTATTTAATCTTTCTGCTTCGTCTGTATTAATACCGACTCCTGCAAAAGAACTTAATACTCTAGTATCAGCAATAGTTGCTGTATACCCGTTTGCTTCAAAGCTTGTTGTTGCTCCTAGATAGTTTAGCGTTTGAGGGGTAATCGCTAATGATGCACCTTGTTTAAGGGTAATGGAGGCAAATCCTAAATCTAATACTGGAAGTTTAGATGTACCTCTAGGAAGAGTTGTCAACTTGTACTTCATGATTTGATTTTCATCAGGAAAGGCTTCTAATAGAGGCATGTTTTCTATTGCCTCACCGTAATAAGCAGAACCTGAGGGATGGTTCGGATTGTAGAGTGTGTAGTCGATTTCGTCATCTGCTAGTGCAAATTGAGTAATCTTAAATGAGCCGTCCCCTCTTGCTAATAACTCTCTACCTTTTTTGGTGAGAATAGCATCGACGGTTACTACAGAGTTATTTAAATATCCCATTTCTTTGTGTGTGTTTGTTATAAATATCTATAATAATTAAAATAAAGTTGTTTTATGTTATGGTGTTGGTGATGTACTTGGTGTTGGTGTTGGTGTTATTGAAATACTAGGAGTAATATCAGGAGTTACAGATATACTAGGAGTTACAGTAGGTGTAATTGTTATTGTAGGAGTTACAGTAGGGGTAATTGTTATTGATGGACTTATAGTAGTGCTAGGTGATGGTGATGGGTCTACAATTAAATTATTAGATTTATCTATTACCAGACCTGCTTGATCAGTAGTTACTACTCTACCGGATTCAATGTTAAAAACTTTACTATTAACTAATCTTACATATCTATTTGATTCAGTATCAAATTCGTAAACATAGTTACCTACCTGAGGTATTCTAGAATAACTAGAGACTGTAGCAGATGAGCTAATGATTCTGTCTTTATCGAAATCAAAATATATCTGTTCTATAATTCTTTCAGATGCATTAATCTTAGATATTGTAATATTATCTGAATCATCAGTATGTATAGATCCTCCAAACTGAGTAAAGGATAATCCTGGTGAATCTCCTACTACACTTCCGCTTGTAAGTTTAGTTCCACTGTACCTACTGTTTGTTAACCCGGTATCTGTATAATTAGAATCTTGAACGTTTGCTTTTACTGCAGAGCGACTAATAATAGACTCAAAATTTTTAGGGTTAATTTGGGATTCATTTCGATCTACTATAAACTTAAATGAATTTGGTTCTAAATTAGTTGCGTTACTAAGGAGAGTTTCATATTCAGAGTTAGTAAAAGTTCCTACAATAAATGGATCTAATAATACTGCTTCGTTTTCAGTAGCTGAAGGGATATTATTAAAGGACCCGTTTTGATCTGATTCGTAGTTAATTGAAGAAGATGTAAAACTTTCACTTACAAACGTGCTATTGTCTCCTAATACAAATGTTTCGTTATTAATATAGCTAGATTGATCAAACTGTACAAAATAATATCCACTTTTTCTTGTTTTTTGAGATACATCAAAAATAACTTTATCTATAGTTTCAGGAGAGTCTTTTTTATTTATAGTAAATTCAGTTAACTGTTGAAGTGAGTTTTCTATATTTATTCCGTTAGCACTTTCAAATGGTATACATGCTCCAACAATAGTAAAGTTACCACTTTGACCTATAGATTGAGAATATAATAAATTTATAGTTCCGTTTTGAGGTTTTGTATTAGAAAATTGAAATATACTAATTGGCATAATTACTACTTTATGTTATGAGTTAAAATACTGTTAGCATAGTAGACATCATCGGTCTCTACATTTAATTTATATACAGTAGTTTCTCTATCTTCAAAATTAATATCAGTTATTTCTATCAAGTTACCATTAATATCTTCATAGTAATCCCCAACTGTTACATCGCTTGCTTTTTTGACATACCATATATTATCTCTCATAACGATATGTAGGTGTTTACCTGTAGTAGAAAGTGAACCGCTATTGAAATTATAAATACCTCTAATGCTAAATCCAGGATTAGAAGTTACTAAGGCTGTGCTGCTTGATCCACTAATACTACTCCCGCTCCATGCAACTAAGATTTCCTGGTCATCAGTATCTGGTAATTCAGAAATATTTTTAGATAATACTTCATCTCCAACTTGTAATGTTTCTACTGCTACAGAAGAGCTAGGAGATGTTGCAATTAATGTTCCTTCGATTACACATTGACAATCAGCGACATAATAGGCTGCTGCACTGTAAACCCAGCATTCATCATCAGTTGTAAAATAACCACCTGTGATCGTACCCGTACCTGTCATTGAGGTGTATAGGGTTTGACCGTTTCCGAAAGGTCCAACATGCCAAACATATGTATCAGGGATATCTGCACAAGCTTGAGTACAGTTAGAACTTCCAATCTGTCCAATTAGGGTACTTATTCTTCCAGGGGGAGAGTTTGGTGGTGTCTTCGATATTGAAATACTAGGTGTTTTACTAATAGATGGTGTTCTACTAATTGAAATACTAGGAGTCCTGCTTAAACTATTAGGGGGTGAATTCGGTGGACTATTAGGTGGGCTATTAGGTGGGCTATTAGGAGGTGTTCTACTAGGTGTTCTAGTAGGGGATACTCCGGGTGTAACACTAATCGATGGTGTTATACTAATAGTAGGTGTTATTGAGATGGTTGGGGTCCTGGTTATACTTACAGAGGTAGTCGGAGTAACGGAGGGTGTTAGTGAGGTGGATGGTGTTTTACTTACACTGATAGTTTTAGTTGGTGTGATAGAGGGAGTAACGCTAATAGTTGGAGTAATAGTAGGAGTAACGCTAATTGTTGGAGTAACGCTAATAGAGGGGGTTGCTGAAATACTAATAGTTGGAGTAACGGAAGGTGTAACACTTGGAGTGATACTTATAGTAGGAGTAGGAGAAGGTGGTATGTATGTAAATCCGTTAGTACAGTTGCTAACACTTCTGAAAATAAACTGAGGTCCTATTACATTTGTAGTAAGTCCTAGTCCGGCATTTAAACTATCCTTACTAACTACATTAGTGTAGGTAATTCCTTCAGCTGTAATATCTTCTAATTTAGAGTCTGTATCGTCATATAGATTATGAACAAGTAGATCAACGCCAGGTTCTCCAGCTCTGGCTGAAGGTGTTTCGTTATTTAGGTACACTTCAAAAGGACCTGCATCGGCTATATTACCGAACGTGTTATTTCTTGCTCCTTTTACTAGAAAAACTGCCATTTAAATTTTATTATAAATATTAATATATGAAATTAATCTATTACTTCCTATTTTATTTTATATTATGAGTTAAAATACCTCCTGCATAGTATACATCATCTGTTTCTACATTTAACGGGTAAACTGTAAATGATCCTGTCTCTTCTGTAATAGTCGTAATTTCAACTAAAGCACCGCTTATATTTTCAAAATAATCTCCTACTGCTACATCTGAAGCTGCTTGAGTTAACCATTGAGATCCTCTCTTGACTATATGAGTGTGGGATTTAGTAGTCCTAAGTGTACCGTTGTTAAAGTTAAGTAAAGCTGATGAACTTAAAGCTGTATTAGCAGTAACTAGTGCGTTAGAGGCTGAACCGGTAATATTACTACCGCTCCAAGCAATTACTTCTTCCACGGTCATATCATCATCGAAGCTGTCAATATCTTTAGATAGTACTTGATCGCTTATAGCCAATGTTTCTACTGCAACTGATGAGCTAGGTGATGTAGCAATTAAAGTACCTTCAACTACACAACAGACACTATCTGATTGTACCTGCCCTGTTCCTGTTCCAATGTAGCAAGTAGATGCACTAGAATCAAATATATAATAACCTGAAGAGATAGTTCCACTACCCATCGCAGATGTATATATGGTTGTACCGGTTCCAAAACCTCCAACTGCCCAGTATGTAGTTTCGTTATAGCTAGATGCACAAGCTTGAGAACAGTTAATATAGCTAAGAGATCCAGGGAATGATGTTCTAGCGGCTGGTGGACTTTTAGATGGGGATGGGGTTACAGATACCGATGGTGTTTTAGATACCGATGGTGTTTTAGATACCGATGGTGTTTTAGATACCGATGGTGTTCTAGATACAGATGCAGGTGGACTGTTTGGTGGACTATTCGGTGGACTGTTTGGTGGACTATTAGGTGGACTGTTTGGTGGTGTTACACTAACAGACGGAGTATTAGATACTGAAATTGTCGGTGTTACACTAATAGATGGTGTATTAGATATTGATATAGAAGGTGTTACACTAATAGATGGTGTATTAGATATTGATATAGAAGGTGTTACCGATGTTCCTGGTGTAGCTGATACTGATGGTGTAATACTAATCGTAGGAGTAATTGAGGGAGTGATAGTTGTAGAAACAGTTATACTAGGAGTAGCAGATGGAGTGATTGATATAGTAGGAGTTATGTCTGGAGTAACTGATATACTAGGAGTTATGGATACAGAAGGAGTAACCGGTACAAAGGTAAGTATAGAGAAAGCGCATATAAAAGATGCATCAAAAGGCTCTATATCAAATAAAAGGTTTAAACCAGATTCTTTTTTAAAAGTATTGTCTAGGTTCAAGTTTTGAGTTGCTGCTGTAATAGTGCTTCCGGAGAATTGACCATCTATTTTTCCTATGTCAAAATTACGATAAGTGCGTAAAGCAGATCCTGACGGGGTAAGTACAGTTTCAGTAAAAGAAGTACTAGCGCTAAAAGGTGTATCGAATACTCCTCCATCTGCTCCTTTAAACGTTGTCAAAGATTTTGACCCAGTAAATTCTGTCTGCTTTAAAGAACCAGATACTTGTTTTACTTTACTTCTATTAAGAGCATTTGGTTTTACTATTATACCTACAGAAGCGTTAGTTCTAGCAGGAATAAAATCTTTTATAGACTTAAATAAAGTATTATCAAAAAACCTTATTAGGTTTACGAAATCTTTTATATCGTACCTAGAGTTAGTTGAAGTATAATCATCAAGTAAACCTTGTAGTCCAGTATACTTAGTTAAAAATTCATCAGATGGGGCTCCAATATAATCATCTATATTTAATCCTCCTGCGGCAGAGGCAGAGTTGTAAATCTGTACGTTTTCACTATCTGCGGTTGAAAATCCTACTTCTAAGGTATGTCTAGTTTTAGATCTTTTTAATTCTTTACCGTAAATAGATATATCAGGTGACAGAGTACTACCTTCAATTATGGAACCTGTATGTTGGATGAATATATTATCTAATGATGCTGAAATATTAGAAATAGATCCTGTTATATTTTCTTCTGGAGATAGGTATACGTTATCTGAAAATAAAGATTCGTTAGGTACTTCTGTATTACCGTGTAGTTTAATACTAAGTATATCAGAAGGAATTCCGTAACAGTTTATAAGTGCTCTAAGTCCTCTTTCTGTTCCTTTTGTTTTTACTAAATAAGGTAAGTTGTGGTAAAGTCTTTTATATATTTCTTGTGCATAGGACTGCTTGGGCATTGGTTGCAAATACTCGTTAGTACCTGCTGATGCAGTAATATGAGTTGATGCAGG